AATTGGAGAGGATACACTTACAATGACGAAATGCGAAGCCAAGCCCTGTTGCAACTCAGCCAAATCGGACTCCAGTTCGATGAATCAAAATCGCAGAACCCTTTTGCGTATTATACTGCCGCTATCACTAATAGCTTTACTCGTGTCCTAAACATCGAAAAGCGTAGCCAAAACTTACGCGATGATATACTAGAAATGAATGGGCTAATGCCCAGTTACACACGCCAAGGACAGGGCGGTAGTTATGGTGGCGGTGGCGGATACGATGGAGATGAGTAAAATAAATTTGCTCTCTGTATAATTTTTCTGTTATACTGCATCAATGAGTAACCTTTTTAAGAAGGCCGCGGTCTTCACTGATATACATTTTGGACTAAAATCAAACAGCGCCAGTCACAATGATGACTGTTTGAACTTCATTAAATGGGCCACTGCCAAAGCTCGAGAAGAGGGCTGTGAAACTGCCATGTTCCTAGGTGACTGGCACAACAACAGGGCCAACATCAACATTGTTACACTCAATTACAGTCTACGAGCTCTGGAGCACCTAAATGACAATTTTGAGCGTGTTTATTTTATCCCTGGAAATCACGATTTGTATTATCGTGATAAACGTGATATTCAATCGGTTGAATGGGCTCGTCACCTCCCGAATGTTCAAATTGTTAACGATTGGTTTTCTGACGGTGATGTGGTTATTGCTCCTTGGCTTGTCGGAGATGATCACAAACGAATTCCTCGACTTTCTGCCAAATACATGTTTGGGCACTTTGAGTTGCCGGGCTACTTGATGAATGCCATGGTGGCCATGCCCGAGCATGGTGATGTACGTAGAGAACACTTTGGCGGATTTGATCATGTGTTTACTGGACATTTTCACAAACGACAAACACAAAAGAATATCACCTACATTGGCAACTGTTTCCCACACAACTATGCCGATGCCGGCGACGATGATCGTGGCTTAATGATATTAGAATGGGGCAAAGCTCCGGTGCACCATGCATGGCCTGATCAACCCAGGTATCGTGTGTTTCAACTCAGTGATGTGCTACAACACACTGAAGCAATGCTACAACCCGGAATGCATTGTCGTGTCAACTTGGATGTGGACATCAGTTACGAAGAAGCAACCTTTATTAAAGAAACTTTCATTGATCAATACAAACTCAGAGAAATTACACTGATTCCGGCCAAAGTCACAGACTTGACCGAATACGAAATACAGGGTAATATAGCGTTTGAAAGCGTAGATCAGATTGTCACCGGACAACTCAGTAACATCGAAAGCGATAAGTTTAACAAAAACTTGCTACTAGACATATACAGGAATCTGTAATGCACAAGTGGTTACAAGTTGAAGCCACAACCAAATGCAATGCTTGGTGTCCCGGATGCGGAAGAAGCAAGGGTGGGTATGAATTGGCCAATGGCTTGGTAATCGAAGATTTAAATGAAAATATTTTCGAACAACATGTAAAATCAATGCCCCGCCTGGAAGTTATTGATTTTTGCGGCACCTACGGCGATGCTGTTGCCGCGCACAATATAAAAACCTTGGTAGAAATTGCAAAACTACATGTGCCAAAAGTCATAATAAGAACCAACGGTAGTTTAAGAAATGATATATGGTGGGCACAGTTTGCCAATATTCTCAAGGGGCATGATCACGAAGTATGGTTCTGTTTAGATGGCCTAGCCGATACTCATGCCATTTATAGACAAGGCACAGATTTTGATACCATAATCAACAATGCAACAGTTTTTATAAGTCAAGGCGGAGTTGCTGTTTGGCAGTTCATTCCGTGGAAGCACAACCAACATCAAATACTAAAATGTATCAAAATGAGTCAAGACCTGGGATTTAGTCGTTTTGAGTTTGTGCGAAATGTTCGTAGAGATTTCAATGCTCGCAATTGGCGCACTGGTGAACCTTATGTGATAGATCCGTGGGAAGAGAATCAAAAATTTAGCAAGTATGAAAAAACTAATTTAACTGTAACTGCCCAAGATTGTCGACATTTGTCACAGCCTAGTGTATACTTGAATGCCAACGGTAAGTTAAGCACCTGTTGCTTTTTTAACACCAGTTTAAGTTTTGATGCGTTGAACCAATTACCAGACATTGCAAGTGAATTACCCAATCCCAGACGACAATGTCTTTACCATTGTGGCAAATAATATATGTTTAAAATAAAAGATTTAACTGTAAAAAACTTCATGAGTGTGGGTAACACCACACAAGCGGTTAACTTTGATCGCAGAGACTTGACCTTGGTCTTGGGTGAAAACCTAGACCTAGGGGGCGATGACTCAGGAGCTCGTAACGGGACCGGGAAGACAACAATTATAAATGCGCTGTCCTATGCCCTTTACGGCAACGCCCTAACCAACATTAAAAAAGACAATCTGATCAACAAGACCAACAGCAAAGGCATGTTGGTTTGTATTGATTTTGAAGTTGGGGGTGTTGACTATCGTATCGAGCGTGGACGCAAGCCAGGCGTGATGAAATTTTGGATCAGCGGCAACGAAAAAGAAATCACCGACGATAGCCAAGGCGATTCGAGAGAAACACAAGCCGAAATTGAGCGCATGTTGGGCATGAGTCATGACATGTTCAAGCACATTGTGGCGCTCAATACCTATACCGAGCCTTTTCTAAGTTTAAAAGCCAATGATCAACGAACCATCATTGAGCAGTTATTGGGTATTACCCTACTAAGTGAAAAAGCCGAACGTCTTAAAGAACTAGGCAAGGCCACCAAGGATGCCATTACTGCCGAGGAATTCCGCATCAAGGCTGTAGGCGATGCAAATAAACGCATTGAAGAACAGATTGAAAACTTGCGTAAGCGTCAGCGCATGTGGCAAGCCAAGCACAACGAAGATGTTGCTCGGTTCCAATCGGCGTTTGATGAACTAAGTCGAATTGACATCGAAGCAGAGCTGGCGGCGCATCTTGCATTGTCTGCTTATAATGAAAAAAGTAAAAAAATTAATGAGTTAAACTCGTGGATCAAACGCTGTGAGCTAGATGAGCGTCGTGAACAAAAACTAATTGAAACACTCAAAGTAGAAATTGAAAGTTTAGAAAATCATACATGTCATGCGTGTGGTCAAGGATTTCATGATTCTAAACAAGAAGCTGTGCTGGCACAAAAGAAAAAAGATTTACAAGAAGCCGCACTACAGTCCTTGGCAACAAATACACAATGGATAGAACACACCGACTCACTAAAGGCCCTGGGTGCGTTGGGTTCAAGACCCGAAGTATTTTACGATCGAGAAAGTGATGCATTTGAACATCGTAGTAGCATGGCCAGTGTGTTGGCACAACTAACTGCCAAAGAAGCAGAAGCAGATCCATACGCTGATCAAATTACCGACATGAGTGAACAAGCACTAGAAGAAATCGATTTCAGTACCATGAACGAGTTGGCAAGTTTAAAGGATCACCAAGAGTTCTTGCTTAAATTGTTGACCAACAAAGACAGTTTTATCCGTAAGCGTATTATTGATCAGAACCTAAGTTATTTGAATGCTCGCCTGGGACAGTACTTGGATCGTATCGGCTTGCCGCATACTGTCAAGTTCAACAACGATTTAACTGTAGCAATCAGTGAACTAGGTAGAGATTTGGACTTTGACAATTTATCGCGTGGTGAACGCAATAGACTTATATTGAGTTTATCATGGGCATTCCGTGATGTATGGGAAAGTCTATATCAACCCATTAACTTGTTGTTCATCGATGAACTTGTTGATTCAGGCATGGACAGTTCGGGTGTCGAAAACAGTCTTGCTATTCTAAAGAAAATGAGCCGTGACAGCAACAAATCAATTTGGTTAGTGAGTCACAAAGATGAATTGTCAGGACGGGTGAACAACACACTGCATGTGGTCAAAGAAAACGGCTTTACCACTTACAACACAGATGTTGAAATAGTATAATAAAATTGTAATAATATTTAATCATGGCACACAAAGGCATAATTACTATGCATGACATGGACATATCAAGGTTTACCAGTTGAAGAATTACCCGAAGACTGCGTGGGCTTCGTTTATATCATAACGAATCGTGTATCAGGGCGCAAATACATAGGTAAAAAATTATCAAAATTCGCAAAGACAACATACAAAGTAGTAAAACTCAAAAACGGCACAAAGAAAAAGAAACGGATCAGAAGCAAAATTGATTCTGATTGGCAAACATATTATGGCTCAAACGAAGAATTGAATCGAGACGTTGCGACATTAGGCACAGATCAGTTTACACGAGAAATCATGTATTACTGTCGCTCCAAAGCTGAATGCAGTTACATCGAAGCAAGAGAACAATTCACACACAAAGTGCTAGAATCACAAGATTATTACAACGGACAAATCAGTGTCCGTGTCCATGGCTCCCACATAAAAAAGTTAAACGGTTAAGACTCGCACAAGTCTAAAAACGTGTGCCCAAGAAAACAGGACCTCGGGTCACTGGGACGGAAGACTCTGCGCCGTACAGAGCACTCAATCACTATCCTTGACAGGACGAAGATCGCTAATTGCCGCGGTTTGATTGTTTGAAGAAAATGTTTAAGGCTGAAAAGACGTACGAGTGATCGTACACGGTCGACAATTACGCTAGTATGTTATCGTCGATCCGCCGTTGTGAAAAGACAGAATGAGCAGGTACCGGACAACCGCCTGTGTAAGAGTTTATATTGAATTATAGTCAACTATAGACCTTTTTAGTTCTAATACTAGTGATCGTGCTACTCGGATGATGCTATCTTTGCCCTGTGCGGGCAAAGTGTGACCGATTAATCTGGATGATACTAAAGTCAGAGAATAGTGTTGTGAGCGAGAGCGAAACAACAGATCTCGTTAGAGATCTTAATATATTTCTAAACTTGTTAGATCTATTTGAAGATCTCGTAATAATTGTTCGCCTGGCAAGAAACTAAGATTAATTAGTACCCCACATGATACTTGAATTGGATTGAAATTCTTTTTAAGTAATGTCACGACTGCACGAACTGTGCCACCTGTTGCTAACAGGTCATCTATGATCATGGGGTGTGTGCCCACATTGGCTGACTGCTTGATCTCTACGGCGTCTGTGCTGTATTCCGTGGCGTAGCTCTCTGCGTATACAGCACCAGGTAACTTACCGGGTTTGCGTACTAGAATCAATGGAATACTGAGTTTATTTGCTACAACTGCTCCTATAGGGAAGCCTCTACTCTCCACAGCAACAATACTGGTTGCTGTTTTGGCACTAGCAACCAATTGATCTATACACCAGTCAAATACGCTGGGGTTTTCTAATATGGGTGTTATGTCGAGAAAGTTAACACCTGTAGTGGGCCAATTGGGCGTTTCTGTAATTATGCTTTTCAAGTTCATTTAATATAGTCCCAATTCTCTTAATTTTAGTAGGTAATGGGTTTGCCCATGCACAACTCGGTTGCCCCACTCATCGGCCGCTGTGGTGTTGGCTGCGTCGGTTACAAATTTGTAACAACTGAATTGAACACGGGCTGATTGGCATACTTTGGCTATGGCGTATGCTTCCATGTCTACTAGATCTGCAGGTATTGCCAGCGAGGGATTTTCAACAAAGTCATCTCCGGTACTGCAAGTTAGTCCTGGAGCAAATTCAATAACAGCATTGGTTTCGTATGGTGTTTGTCCGGGCCCAAATCCCAGGCTCTCGCACAGCATGTCGCGTTGCACAAATCTAGTGGTCTCGTAGAATCCAGTGGGCTGTGTGATGCCCCCGGCAGTGCCAAAGTTTATGACATGTTGGGGTCGGTGTCGTTCTATCAATACTGCGGCTTTTGCGGCCGCATTTACTTTGCCTACTCCGGTGTAAAACACAAACGGCAAGTCGGCCATTTCGGGAGCTTCGTCGTATAAGGCTAATAGTACAATAGTTTTCATGATTATTAAAAGAATGGCATTCCGGATTTCTTTGTTGTCTCTAAATTATCTTTGACTAATTTTATTACAATTTCTCGCTCAAATGGACTAAGTTCCATGGCTTCGGTGTATGTGATACTGCCTCTCATGTACCAACATAGTTGTATAATTTCTTTCTTTAAGGCTTTTGACTCTTTTTCCAGGCTATCAAGCCAGGCTACAATTTTCTCATTGTCTAGTGTCAAAAGCCTTTGCCGAAAAAATTCGACTGATTGAACTCCAATCCGGATTCGTATTCCTGTTCACATGCCGAGCATGTTAGTTTCATTGGATCCAACTTGTTTTCTTTTACTATAGTATCAATTTTTTCTTTGACAGCAGTGTAAGATTCTCTACTGCAATTTTCCAAATACTCAGCAATAAACTTTCTATCAGTGACTGGGTCTTGCCCGTCGGGTGTGATACTTTCGATACAGACTGTAATGGCATCGATATTCATCTGCTTGAGTTTGTTAAAACTATTGGTAAATTTTGCAGACTTTTCCTCGT